ATGAACAAGTTGAACAATCCTCTGACGGGACTCAGCTTAATGTAGAATCCACTCAACCTGTGGTTGAATCGACTACGTTTCCAAGAGGTCAAGTAGAAAACGCACAGTTTGAGGCGGAACAAAAAGCTTTTAAAACCTATGTTGAAAATAGTGGGGAACCAATCCCTGAAAACTTTAAGGATGTAGAGTCTTGGTTTGGTAGTCTTAAGGAAGCCCAATCTAATTACACTAAAGGTCAGCAAGAGATAGCAAAACTTAGAGAAGAGTATGCTGCAAATGGCCCAAGAGAGCCAGAACAGCCAGAACCTGTAGCTGAAGCTGAAGCTGAGCCTATGATAACACCTGACAGTCCTGAGTTAAGGATTCCAGATCAGGTGGTAGAGGAAACGACTAAAGCCGCTGAGAGTGTTGGCGTAGATTCAGATTCCTATGAGGCTTGGGGTGTGGAGATGGCTCAGACTGGTACTCTTAGTGAATCCACGCGACAAGAGATTCGTAATAAGACTGGGTTTACTGATAATATGATTGATGATTATATGGCTGGTCAGAAGGCTCGCCTTAAGGAGAACTTTGCCAAGGCCTCAACGGTCGTTGGTGGTAGAGATAAACTCCAACAAATATTTGAATGGGCTGGTAAAGAACTTAGCCCAGAACAACAACAACAAATTAACATGGGACTTGCGAGTCCTTCATATGAGGTGACCCTTAGAGGATTATCATCTCTGTATGAAGATAATGTGAAGAGTGCAAAGGTTGCAGAGCCAAGTAAGAATGAAAAGCTTACTACTATGTCTGCCAGTGAGACTGGTATACGTGGCTATATATCTAAGCGAGAATTCACAGCCGACCGTAACAATCCCAAGTTTGGTTTGGAGCCGAAATTTCGGCACATGGTAGAATCCAGAATGTCTGTAACAGACTGGAACCATCTACCAGCATAGAGGTCAAAGCGGACCTCTCGGGGGTATCACTTAAGTTGATCACGCCTACCTTTTGGATGAAGGGTAAAGTAATATCAGAGCTAGGGACAGACCCACTAAGTTCTATGGACTCCTTATGGAATAATCCAATGCACTAAGCTAATTCCGCATTGTTTTAATTAATAGTTTTAAATTTATAAGGAGAATTCCTATGACTTCAGTAGGTAGTCCTGTAGGACATTTACAACACACACATCTCCCATATCGTGGAGATACGGCTGCTGGAATTTCTGGTAGTAATACAGCTACTTCTGGTAAGCTTTGGCTTCCAATTTGGGCGGGTGAAATCATTAATGCTTATGATGAGTATAATATGTTTGAGCCCCTCGTTAAAACCCGAACTATTCCTTCGGGTACAACAATTGAGTTCCCAATCACGGGTACTGTCGATCTGAATCCCTCATGGGATGCTGGTGAAGAGCTGGTTGGTGGTGCGGACTCAACCGCAACTACGTTCCAAGTTCGACTCGACAAGCGACCAATGGCCGCACACTTCGAGATTGATAACGTAGACCTTATGTTGACTCAGTGGGAGTTCCGTAGTGAGCTCGCACGGCAGGCTGCTATGACTTTATCCAACACGAGAGATAAGCAGCTCTATTCTTATCTGACCCGTGCTGCAATGACAAGTCAGACTACAATTGATAAGAATAATGTCCGAGGTGATATGAGTCTCGATACTGCTCTTTATGGTGGCGTAGCAGATGCCAGTGATTACCTCCCAGCGTGGGGTTCTTCTGGTGCTACTGCTGAACATAGAGCAACAGGTGCTTTGTCTGCCCTTGAGGCAGTTGAGAAGTATATTGTCTTCCTTCAAGAGAATAATGTCCCTTATGATAGACTGTACATGGCTATTAGCCCGCAGTGCTTCATGGACATTCGTGCTCTTGGTGTTGCTCGTCAAGCTTCTGATCTGAACACAGGTGGCCGTCAGGCTTACTTCGGTGGTAACACTGATGGTGGTCAGGCTACTGGGCTTGGTGATGGTTATAGAAATGGATATGGTCAAATCCATGACTCGCTTGAGTACATGGGTTGTACTATTATCAAGACTAACCATGGTTCTGATCAGCTTCGTGACCACTATGGTACTGATGGTACTGATGGTAGTGGCGGAAATATTGGCGAAGTCAAGTATAACTTGGACTGGTCATTGGGTCAGGGTGGTGATGATACCACAGCGTTAACCCATGGTATTCGTGCGGTCATGTGGACTCCCGAAGCTATTGCTGGTATTCGTTTGCAAGGCTTGAAGGTTGATACGGTGGATGATGTCCGTCGTAATACAACTTTCTCGGTTGCTTCGATGATGAGTGGTACGGGCGTGCTCAAGCCTGAGTGTGCTGCGATTATTCATACAAGAAACTCATCTGCTGAGGCTTGGGATACTCGTGCAGAGTTTGCTACTGGTGCCCATATGGCTGCTGACGGTTACGTCGATTCCACTGGAACTGGTGTCTGATTGTAACTAGCGTAGTCTAACTATGCAACTTTCCTCCCCTAGGTCTTAACGGACCTAGGGGAGATTTAACTTTAACCATAGGAGGATACCATGGGTGTAATTTCAAAGCTCGATGCAATTAATCATATGCTGTTGATGGCCGGAGAATCCATGGTATCTGATCTAGAAAACCAAAGTGGTTTAGATACTGAAGTATGTGAGGATGTCCTTCAAAGAGTAGTGGTTGACTTTCAATCACGAGGTTTAGCTAATAATAAATATAATAAGAAGTTTACCCTAACATCAGCGGGAGAGATATCCCTAGGTAATGGTATCATATCAGCCGAGTTGATATCTAATCATACTAACAGTGATGGTTATGCTATCATTGGTGTCGGGAGATCCACCTTAGATACTGGCGTAAATTCCCCCAGTGTTTTATTCAATGCTACAGACCAAACTACGACATGGGCTAAGGATACTGAGTTTACTGTAGAAATTATTACTCAGATAGCTTGGCATGAGATGGACACTCCTGTTCAAAGGGCTATCGTAGCTTCTGCTGCACGACAATACCAGATAATTATGCAGGGTGATATGCATTCTGATAAATACCTTAATGAACTTGAGGTTATGTATACGGTCAAAGCTAAGGCTGCCGATACAGATGATAAGAGAAGAACTATCTTTGGTTCTGGTACTCCTAAGCTTAGAGATATACACCGCCGTAGTTCTTTCTATAATGATCCAAGTAGGTTCAGATATTGGAGAACTAATAATGGCTAAAACACGTGCATCCAGAGCACAATCCTATTACCCCGTAAAGATACCTATCTATTCTTTAAGCGGAGGAGTGGGTAGACAGATCCCTAGTAAGAGATTACCTACTGAGGCTGAGCTTATATCTAACTTTAGATGTACAACTGAGTCCTCTTTAGATAAAAGAAATGGGTCTTCTTTAATTAGCTCCCTTGATTTCAGTGCGTCTGTAGGGGATAGAGACCTTACTCCTCATTACCATTGGATGATGATAGATGAGAATACAAGTCTATTGTTCTTGGTAAATACATCAGCTACAGCTGGTGCTTGGCGAGAACATATTGCTGATGGTTACGTTGATGGGGATGAAAATAACTTTGATGAAGCCAAGGAAGCTTTATTATTTGTATACGAAATCTCATCAGAATATGGTGTAGTCCAAAAGGATGTAGATGATTTAAGTATTCCTAAAGAAGCTCTTAGGTATCTATGTTGGCGGGGTATCTACAACCAGACTCCTGCGAAACTAAAGAGTATGAATGTAGGTTCCTCTATAATGTTATTAAATACAGAGGTATACGCAGGATTCTCTGGAGGACCTACGGATAATTATCCACTTCCGCGACCAAATGAGTCTGTAAATACTTATACTGATTTAGATGGTCACACTGAATCTTATTATCCTACTTCATGGTTGGAATATGAAGAGACTAATCTAAACTATGAGGGAGCTGATGTAGACTATTATACTTCGGTTTCTGTTGATGCAAAGAATTCAGCTGAGGTGTGGGTAGAATCTAGAGATTATACTTGGGGTTCTCTAGTAATAGATACTACGGATCAAGTCTTAAGGGAATGGACAGATCTCGGTGATCCGGGTTCCGGCTGGGGAGAACCTCAGTCTTGGTCTGAGGGTAGGGAAGAGTTAGGTGGTATAGTACAGTTTGATTTTATAGAGAGTCCTACTGTTTCCACCAACGATCCGGACGACCCGACCCCACCGTTATTAATTGATGGATTTAACCATATAACTATTCGAGCTATGACTGGAGGTACTGGTGCTGACATCGCACATCGTACAGTAACCTATATTTGGGGAGGGACTACAGGAGCTGACTATAGTGATGGGTTTGATATAGGTGACACTACTAAACACCAAGTAACTGGAGTTTCACTAAATTCTAGTTCTGGTCAGAGAGAACAATCAGGAGCTCATGCAGCTAATATGTTGGCTAATGCTATTAACAATGCTAATGAGGAACCTGATAATTGGCACGGACATACTGGGTATTTTAATGATGCCTCCC